TTGTCTTCGGCTTCAGACTGCTAAGTTTTGGAATGTTTATAACCTGATCAGGGACTATTAGGTATGTGGGTTCTTTTTCACTATCTTTGTTTATGCCCCAGTATTGTTGGGGTTTTTGCTAATGGTTGTTCCTTTAGGAATGGCTTAAAACTATGAAAAACGTATGATTATTAACGCAATTAATTTGTATAATTTAAAGTTCGCTGACGAAGCTTTGGGTTTACTCATGAGGGACAAAAGACTACAGGATTTAGGTAGAGGAAAAATAACTGTAGCATTAAACGAAGTAAACAAAGACGTTTACTTTGTAAAAAGTGTTTATGGATGGAAAGTGAAGAAAAGCACAAAAATAGTTTCGTCTGAAAAAAACATTTGGGAAGTTAAAGAGGGTCAGACATTAACTCCTTTTGATATTTATGAAAAAGTAAATTGTCATGGAAATACTTTAAATGCTTTAACTATTTTGAATAATAGACTATTGAGTATTAAGCCTCCATATATTAGAGTTGGAGTTGATTATTTTAGGAGTAATGAAACTGTTGACAACAGAAATGTTTTAAGAACAGAATTAATTCCCTGGAGTAAAGCTACAATAATTGATGACTATTCAAAGGAGATATTTGAAACAATGCCTAAATATATTGGTTTTGGATTATATCCAGACAACAAGAATTTTGAAAAAACAAAATACGGAAAATATAATCAATATTCTGAATTTTCTCACGTAGCTTATGATGGGGATGTTTCTGAAGATGATATTCCTTGGAGTATAAATTTGATTAAACATTTATGGGGAGAGCAATGGGAGCTTGGTTTAATATATATGAAAGTACTTTATTTGCATCCTAAACAAATATTACCAATTTTATCTTTAGTAAGTAGTGAAAGGGAAACTGGTAAAAGTACATACGGGGATTGGCTTGGTATTTTATATGGTGGAAATGTTTGTGTAATCGGTCCGAGTGATATAAGTTCAAGTCACAACTCTACTTATGCGGATAAGAATATTTTAATAATAGAGGAAACTAAGATTGACAAAGCTGCTGATTTGGAGAAGATTAAGACAATATCAACAATGAAGAGAATATCTGTTAATCCAAAGCACGTTAAGGAATATATGCTTGATTTCTATGGTAAAGTAGTTATGTTTTCTAATCACGAAGATAGATTTGTTAGGATTGATGAAGAAGAGAATAGGTATTGGGTTTTAAAGATACCAACGTTAAAAGGGAAGGCAAATCATAATATATTATCTGATTTAACAAAAGAGATACCAAAGTTCTTAAAGTATTTGGAACAAATGGATGCAGTTGATTTTACTAAGTCAAGAATGGTTTTTACACAAGAAGAAATTAATACTAACATATTAATTAAAACTAAAGAAAATAGTAGAACTGGAGCACATAAAGATATATTGATCAGGTTAGAGCAGGAAATGAAAGAACATACTAATAAAGAGTATATATATTTTAGACATGAGGATTTGCATAGAAAATATTTTGAAAGAACAAATTATTCTGTTTCATACATTAGAGATGTATTAAGAAATGAATTAAAGATGAAAATGGATTCAAAAACAGTTAATCCACTTATTGACGAAATGGAAAGGCACGTACAAACAAGATGTTTTAGAGTACTTAATAAATATTACGAATTACCAGAAAAATCAATAATAAATAAATATGAACCAAACTTTTAAAAAAATGAACACAACAACTAATTATATGTCTAAGATAGATAAAATAAACTTTTTAGAATGGAAAGAAAAAAAAGGTAAATATAATGGAAGATTAATGTTTCAGTTGTGGGTAGACTATTTATGTATTGAAAAAAACTTTAAAGATTTTTATAGCAAAATAACTGAAAATGAAAGATTAAGAACAAAAGATGATATAACTCAATATAAAATTGTAGATTTAGATTCTGAAAACTGGAATAATTTTATGTTATTGTGTAGAAAAAATAAAATTTATGCTAATGACTTAATTAACATTTTAGTTAAAAAATTTAATAATCAAGGTTATTGTATTGAAACAAAATTAAAAGTATGAAAAAAATATTTTTTGGATTTTTAAATATTATTACATCATTATTATTTATACCATTTTATATTATATTATGGGTAAAAGTTAAAAATAAAAAAATTAAAAGTATGAAAAAATTAATTAAAAGAATATTATTAGAGATGGCATTAATACAAAAAGACAAGTTATTACACTTTTTCTATGGAACTATTATTGCAACACCATTAGTAATATGGGGTACAACAATGGAAGCTATAGGCTTTATGATATTTATATCAATAGGAAAAGAAATTATAGATGCAAAGATGAGATTTAGTCCACCTAATGTAATAGATGCATTATTTACGTTTTTACCTACATTATTATTGTTATCAGTAAAATTATTATCTTTGTAAATATGAATAAAGTATTTATGGGTTGTTGGGTAAGTGATAGTACAAGGAAAAAGTTAAAAATAGCTTGTGCAGTTCACAATGTAAATCAGGGGGATGTAATGGATTTATTACTTATAAAATGGTTAAAACAACCAAATATTGAAAATGATATTAAAGAATTAATAAATGAGTAAAGAAAAAAACACAAGAAAAAGCAATTTTGAATTACTTTTAGATGATGTTAAAGGAAAGCATTCTAAAAGAGTAAATGCTATTTTGCTAACTCAAGGAGAAGGAGATGAAGAAGCTTTTATGGTAAATTATTTTAAAATATTAGAATATGTTTCTCCAAAATTACAAAGAAGAGAAATAATTGAGGAAGAAAGAGATTCTACAATAACAATAGAACATACATTTAGGAAAGAAAAAGAATAAGGGAGGCGTTTATTTTAGTTTAAGGTTTAATAATTATAGTTTTTTCATAGGAGCTGCCTCCCTTTATTTTTAATATATGACATTTAAGGTTAGTAAAACATTTGATGGAATTTACGAAGCATATACGTCTAATTTATATAGATTAATAGTTGCTTTTGGAAGTTCAAGAAGCGGTAAGTCTTACTCTATTATGCAATTGTTTTGCATGATATTAATGCAAAAAAAAAATTACAAAATTACAGTTTGGAGAGGAACAAGAGTTGATGCAGTAGGTACAATCCTGGAAGATTTTAAATCAGTAATATCAACAGACCCTTATCTTTACCAAAGATTTGTATTTAATAAAAAAGACGCTACATTTACTTGCAAAAAAACAAGTTCAATAATTCATTTTATGGGTACAGATGTTATTTCTAAAGTATTAGGAATGACACAAGATATTAGTTTCTTTAATGAAATATCGCATTTTTCAGAAGATGTTTTTCTACAAATAAAACAAAGAACAACAGATTTAATATTTTCTGATTTTAATCCATCAAGAGAATTTTTTATTCAGAAATACGAACATCATGAATCAAGTAAATTTATTAGGTCTACTTATAAAGATAATATAGATTTTTTAAGTGATGGTATTGTTGCTGATTTAGAATCATATAATCCTTATGAAAACGGAAGTACTTATGTAGAAAATGGTAAATTAATGCATAATGGTTTAGAAGTATCCGATACTAATATACCACCACCAAATAAATTTAATATTGAAAATAAAACATCAAATTTATATATGCACCTGGTTTATGCTTTAGGATTAAAAGCTGAAAAACCTAATCGTGTATATAGAGAATGGTCAACTTGTACTGATGAGTTTTTCAATAATTTACCACAAGAAAGTTATTTTGGTTTAGATTTTGGAATAAGTAGTCCTACTGCAATTGTTGAGGTTAAATGGGATGGGGATAGAACTTTTTATTTACATCAAAGATTATACAAACCATCATCTATAATGAGGATGCCACTTTACGAATATATAAGAACAATGATGAGTCCAGAAATATCTGATGAATCATTAATTGTTTGTGATTCAGCAAAAAAAGTAATGGTTGACGAACTTAAATATGCTGGGCTTAAAGCTGTTCCTGCTGTAAAAGGTGCAGGAAGTATTGACAGAAGAATAACTCAAGTTCAAAGTTTTAAGATTGTATATACTGATTCAAGTTTAGATTTAGAAGAAGAATATTATAGTTACTCTTATAAATTAGATAGATACCAACTTGTTACTGACGATATAGACCCGAAATGTCAAGACCATTTAATGGATGCAACTGGATATATATTAAGTTATCTTATAGGTTGGCTCGGGATTAGGTTTAAGTAAAAAAAATTCATTAGCTTTGTAGCTTAATGAATAGCTTATGAATTTTCTCGGTTTAAACGTAAAATTTCCTATTTTTCCTATATGGAACAGGAATAACAACGGAACTAACTTCTATGATGTTAAAGAATTTAACAACTGGACAAAAGATACAGACAACCTTAGAATTGCACAAACCCATCCAATATTAACACCTGCTTTATTATTTGTTTCTAAACTTTTTAGTCAAGCTAACTTTAGAGTAATAAGGAAATCTACAAGAGCAGAATTTAAAAACTCTCCATTACTTAAATTATTAGATAATCCAAATGTTCAGCAAACAAGAGCTGATTTATTAGAATCTTTAATGTTTACTCAAATTGCAAATGGCGTTGGAGTATTATATACAAAAAAGAATGTATTTACAGATACAGTAAATTCAATTTATGTACTTGATTATTCATTAATTACTTTTCCAGATAGTTTAGATAAAAATAATTATATAAACAAAAGTCAAACAGAAAAATATTTAAATACAGAAATAATATATGATGAAGACGAAGAGAACATAAAAATTAAATTAAGAGATTTAATGTTCTTTTATGATTTACCAAATGCAATGCATAGGAATCCATATTTAGCTGAAAGTAGATTAACAGGATTAAGACAAACTTTACTAAATACAAAAGATAGTTTAATTGCCAAAAACATTATACTTAAATCTAATGGTAAAGAAATGATTAGCGGTGTAAAGGAAGGTTTCCCGTTAAACAAAGAAGAAAAAGACCAGATAGAAAGAAATTACCAAGATAATTATGGTTTAGGTTTTAATAGAAAAAGAGGACTTGTATTAAGTGCAAGTGTAACTCATAAATCTTTACACATTGCATTACGTGATTTAGGATTAGATGAATCTGTTAAAACTGATGGTAATATAATATATACAGCTTTACATATACCAAAAGATATTATAAGTTTAGAAGCTAAAAAAACTACATATAATAACTTTAAGGAATCAATGGTTTCTTATTTGCAAAATGAAATGCAATCAAGTTTAGATGCTTTTTGTGCAGTATTTAATAAAGTATTAACAGAAGAAGGACTTGAGTTACAAGGAGATTATGAGCATCTACCTATTATGCAATTTATATTAATTGAAAGATATAAAGGTGTATGGGAAAGAGGAAATGCGTTAAATATGTTACGAGTATCAGGACTGCCTGATGAAATTGCATTAGAAATGGTTGGTATGGATAAAAATATTAATTTAGCACCATTACAATCAACATCAAATCCAACTGAAGAAAATATAGAAGAAGAAGATTTAACTGATGATCAGGAAGAAAAAATAAGACAAGTAATAAATCAAGAGATATGAGTTTAGAAACAGTAAAAAATAATTTAAGAAAAACAATAGAAGGTAATAATTCAGACCCAATTGAAATCGATCAATAAAGAAAAAAATTATTATCACTTGAAAAAAAAACAATAAATAAATAATTATGTATAATGTAATAGGTAAGTCATTCGAAACAGAAAAAGAATATTTTGATTTTATTGTTAATAATGAAAAATTAATTATTGATACTAAAAAGTCTGAAATGAAAATGGCAGATGGATTTGGTTTTTCAACAACTTTGCTAAAAAAGGATTTTACTGCTAAAGAACATAATGTAAATACTAATGCAAAAGAAATACTAGTTAAGATTGCAATTAACTCTACTAATATTTTAGATTCTCACGAAGATGTACATATTCCAGGAATATGGGATAAATCATTAAAAGAAAGAGGTAGCAATATGCTACACCTACAAGAACACATAAGAAAATTTGACCACGTTATATCAAAAGGAGAAGATTTAAAAGCTTATACAGATACAGTAAGTTGGAAATCTTTAGGTTTTGATATGGAAGGAAATACAGAGATTTTAACTTTTGATAGTTTAGTTAAAGAAAGTCAGAACAAACAAATGTTTGATGAATATATGAAAGGGGCTATTACTGAACATTCTGTTGGAATGCAATATGTAAAATTATTTGTTTGTATTAATCACGATGATTACCCAGAACAAAAACAAAACTATGAAAAATACGCACCAATGGTTGCAAATAGAGAAGAATTGGAAAGAACTAAAATGTTCTACGCAATTACAGAAGCAAAAGCAATTGAAGGTTCAGCAGTATTAATGGGAAGTAATTCATTTACTCCTACAATATCATCAACTACTAAAGAAACAGTAGTAGAAGTTATAGAAGAAAAATCAGCTATTGAAAAATGGTTAAAAAGTTAATAGAGCCGAGTAATCACTCTATTTATAAATAAGAGCCGAGCAATCACTCTTGTAATTAAATAAATAAATTAATAATCTTTTAAAATTAAAAAATGACACCAGAAGAAATGCAAAATGCATTGGACGCAAAGTTCAAAGGATTTCAAACAGACTTACAAGAAGCACAAAAAGATGCAAACACAAGTAGAGAAGAAATTTTAAAATTAACTGCACAAATTGAAAAAAGTGGAAACGCTTTAGAAGAATTTATTAGCGGTCAAGAAAAAGCAGAATTAAAATCTTACAAGCAACAACTTAAAGAATTTTTTGTTGAGAAATCATCAGAAATTAAGTCTATGTTTGATAGTGGAAGTGGTTCAATTGAATTTACTCCTAAAGCAGTAGCAGATATTACAACTGGAAACGGAACAGACCCAGTAGCATTTCCTGCAACAGCACACAATGATTTAGGAAACTTTAATTTAAGAAATGATGACTTATTAGTTAGTATGGCATCTGTAAGTTCTTCATCAAGTCCAGTTTATTCTTATTCAGAATTAGCACCTAAAGATGGGGATTATACTTTTGTAGCTGAAGGAGCGGCAAAGCCACAAATTGATTTCAATTGGGTAAATCGTTTTGCTCAACCATTTAAAATTGCAGCTCACGAAATATTAACAGAAGAAGCTGTAACTGATGTTGCACGTTTAGAATCTGTTGCTACAGAATACTTAAATAAAAAGCATGGTCTATTCAAAGCGAATAAATTATACTTTGGTACGGGAGCAGCAGGAGAGCCAGAAGGTTCAACAGTTGTTGGTAGAGCTTTTGTTGCAGGAAGTATGGCTTTAGCTGTAACTAACCCTAACTTTATGGATGTAGTTAATGCTTGTATTACTGATATTTATACAACTCATAATTATACTGACGAAAGTGCTTACGAAGCTAATGTTGTTCTTATCAACCCAGTTGATTTTTACCTACAATTAGTATCTGCAAAAGGAACTGATGGTTACCCATTATACCCACAAGCAGGATTATTTAACCAAGTTTCTATTGGTGGAGTAACAATCAAGCCTTGGGAAAAGATACCAGCAGGAAAAATATTTGTAGCTGATATGAAAATGATGAATGTAATTAACTACGTTCCTTATTCTATTAGAATGGGTTGGATTAATGACCAATTTATTACAAATATGTTTACAATGGTAGGGGAATCAAGATACTACCAATTTGTTAAGCAATTAGACAGACAAGCATTTATCTATGACGATATTGCTACAGTTAAAACTGCAATTACTGCTGTATAATGAGTAGTAAAGGACTAATTAAAGGTAGATACGCAATAGACCATGGAACTTGTAAAAAGGGAGATGAAGCTACATTTGCAAAATCTACTTACGATGCTTTAATAAAGCATGGAATTCTGACAAAAGGAAAGACAAAAAAAGCTGAATAATGATTATAAATACAACATACTTTAAAGGGGACATTTATTTGCCACACGCAAAGCCTGGAATATCAGATTCAATAACTGATGTTGAAAGTAAAGTGGTTGACTTTATAAACGAATATGAGCAAGATTGTCTTGAAAAATGTTTAGGAATTAGATTAGCCACAGAGTTTTTCAATACATTAGATTCATCAACCCCGACTTTTATTAAGGTTGGGGAAGATGTTAAATGGGATAGACTATTAAACGGTCACACTTATACTAAAGCAAATGGCGATGTTGTTGTTTGGAAAGGTATTAGAAGAGGTACTGTTTCATTAGGAGAACCAGTAATAAATTGTAAGCACGATAAAAGCTTTTTAGCTGATTACGTCTATTTTTATTATGAAAGTAATTCTTTTATAACAAGAGGAGATGCAGGAAGCGGAAAAAATAAATCTGCTAACTCTGAAACTGTAATGCCAAATTTTAAAGTTACTAAAGCATGGAGAAGCTTTTTTAATACTGTTCAAGGAGATAACACAAAAAATACAATTGTTTTTAGAGATGGTATTTTAGGTGGATACGGTGTAGATTACTTTTATGGGCAAGACCAGTTTGATGCAACGTTGTATCAATTTATACGTGATACAAACGAGCTTGTAGCTGATACTTATATGAATTTCAACCCTAAAGATTGGGGACAAATAAATCAATTTACAATTTAATGCCAGTATCAAGCAAAACAATAGTAATAGAGGACGTGTTAGAAAATATTTTTTCTTACTTGCCCGATATGTCTTTTAATGTAAATAGCGAAACTTATCCAGTAACATTTGGTTATGGAGATCAGGTAGAGTTAAATGCATTTTTAGCTAATAGAGATAGAAGCACAACATATCCTTTAATTTGGATGCTTTACCCTTTAGACGAAGACCATCAAAAAACTATGTTAGTTGCTACTAATGTAACATTTGTTTTAGCAGTTACAACAAATCAAAGTATGGAAAACAGAGAGAGAATTAAACTCACTTATGGAAAAGTACTTATGCCTTTGTTGTATAATATTAGAACTGCTTTTAAACAATCAAACGTTTTGACAATACAAAGCGAAAACGAAAGTTTTAAAAGCATTAAATATCCTAATTATAGCAATACTGAATCACGAGATGAATCTGGAACAATTGCAATATGGGATGCTTTAAGATTTAGTGTTGACTTAGAAATTATAGATACTTGTATAAAACCAATTAAATTTTTTTAAATTATGTCAGATAAAAATAAAGATGAGAAAAAGACAATTGTTAAAATTGCAAAAAAACCTAAAGTTAAAAGGTATAATGGAATTGTAATGATTGGCTTTAAGATTGAAAATGAAAAGTATGCTCGTGGAGATAATTACTCTACTACAAACGAAGGAATTTTCAAACAATTAATAAGATTACAAAAAATTAATAAAATAAAATAATAAAGTTATGAGCTTAACAATTAGCGAAATCGCTGACAAAGTTGCTTGTGGAGGAGATATCTCTGCAAACACTGGTAAACTTGGTTGTTTATCATTATTCGGAACACCAGACAATTTACTTCTTCTAAAAAGAGGATTTAAAATACCAGGAAATCAAGCATTTGATTTAACTTATTTAAAACCACTTATCATGGATGGAACAATTATTCCATTAATGGGTGCAAGTGCTTTTGAAGATTTATCAGCAGAAGATACTTATTCTACAAATTCAAGTGGAATAAAAAGATTAAACCTTAAAGGTTTACCAGAATACAAATTTATGTATGAAGAAGGACATGAGTTTTATCGCCAAATAGACAAACTAGGAGGTTACAAAAACTTTGATGTTATTATAGGAGATAATGAAGGAAATTGGATGTTGGCAACAAACTCTGATGGAAGTTATAGTGGGTTTGCAGCAGGACACACAACACCAGAACTTACAAAACGTAAAGTAGAAGGTGGAGATGCTGAAAGCAAATCTGTATTAATTCAATTCTTAGAAAGAAGTCAATTTGATAGAAACTATGCAATTTTGCATCAAGAGGAATTAACTTTTGTTTCAATGGATGTGCCATTGGTTAATGGAGTTAATTTAGAGTTTACTAGCGTTTTAACAGCAGGAAGTACAATTAATGTAACTGCAAAATTAGCACAAGACCGTTCAACAGCAGTAGTAGGAATTACTGCTTTTACTGTTTATAACAATGATGTTGCAGAATCAGCTACAGTTGTTGCAGGAGCAGTTGATGGAAATTATGTGTTAACTGTTGGTGCAATGGTTTCAACTGATGTAATTAAAGTTCAATTTCAAACATTAGCTTCTGATGTAGTTGATAATAGTGGAGTTTTATTACGTTCAAATGTATTAACTGATACGATTGCGTAAAAGTTAAATATATATTTTACCATATTAAAGCCTCCGCAAATAATGTGGAGGTTTTTTTGTACTTTTGCTTTAATGAGTTTAGAAGAATACATAAAACAATTAGAAGCATTTAGTGGAGCAGTCCCAGAACTTGTAAAACAGTTTGTTAAAAATAATTCTGGTTATTTATTAGGAGCTGCAAAAAGACGTTTTTACAATCTTGGTGTTGATGGAGATGGTGTTTTAATTGGTGGTGGTCAGTATGCTGAATATACAATTAAACTTAAAAAGAAATCTCCATATTCAAGAACTAGCCATATTACATTAAGGGACACAGGTAATTGGTATAAAAGTTTATTTGTAGCTATTGAAGATGGAATGTTATTTATGAAAAGTACAGATACTCTTTTAACTAATAAATTAATTGATGGGGAGTCAAAAGAAAATTCTAATTTTAAAGGTTATGGCGAAGCAATAATGGAATTTACAAATGAAGAATTAAATCAATTTGAGGATATTATTTTTAAACAATTATATAAATATTTAGAAAAAAAATTTCAAACTAATATAGAGATAGATTTATGACGTTTAAAACTTACAGTAGTTGTTCAGATATGCCTATCTATAATTTTATGATGTGCGTAAGCCAAAATGACCTAATGTACCTTATACTTAATGTAAATGATTCTACAGATGACCAAGTTAATAAATATGTAGAAAAAAACATTAATGACTTGACTATTAAATTTAATAAAATTGAAGAGGAATATAAAGCTATTACTTTTGATAAAAAAGAATTAGCAAAACAAAAGGAACTTGCACGTATGATTTATTTAGAATCACAACACAATGCTATTGTTAAAGTTTTAAATTTATATATTGAAACTAATGAAATATTAGTTTTAGATATTCTTAATGAATTAGGATGTAAATTTGACAAATCAAAAGAGATTAATAAACAATTAAAAAGTGCAAATAGAGTAATTATGAATCTTAAAAATAAGATTAACATACTTAATTCTAATTTTAAAATAAAATATAAAATAACAGATCAGGAATTAAAAGAAGATAAAATTACAAGTGTTACTGGTATTGAAAAATCATTAGATTCACAAGCTCTTATGCTTGAAGGTAATTTAGAAACTGGTTATAGAATAGATATAAAAACAACAAGTGTTTTAAGGTGGGTTAATTTACTTGAAACTAATAAAAGTAAATTAGCAAAACAAAATTTTTAAAATGGCAGAAAAAGTAAAACTATCAACAGACGAAGCAGTTAAAGAAATTAAGCAATTAATAATTGAGCTTAAATTATTAGATAAAACTTTAGGCAAAATGTCAACTGGAAATGTTGCAGCTTTTAATAAGATGGCAAGTTCTATGGGTGGTTTTAAATCTAAAATAACAGAATTAAATAATAGTATAAAAAGATTAGGAGATTTAACAAAAACTAATTCTAAAAGATTAACAAGAAATTCTAATGAAATTAAAAGAAATTCAGACCTTACTAAAACTAATTCAAAAAATAAAAGACAAAATACAACTGCTACTAATAAAAATACAAGAGCATTATTAGGAGAAGCTAAAGCAACAAATAAAAGTACTGTTGCTAAGAAAAAAAATAGTTCAGCAATGGGCGGAATGATGAAAGGTTTTAAAGGTTTGTTAGGAGCTTTAGGTCTAGTAGGAGTTATAGCTACTATAGGAAAAGCATTACTTAGTATTGCTAGTCTAACAATAAAATTTCAAAGTTTAGGTTTTGCAATGGAAAAAATTTCAAAAGGTAATATGGCTGAAGTTAAAAGGTCTATGGAATTTTTAATAGAATTAAATGATAAATTTGGAGCTAAAATTAGTGTAACAGCAGAAAGATGGTTAAAATTTAGAGCCGCAGCAATGGCTTCTAATATAAGTTTAAAGGAAACAATGGGCATATTTAGGTCTGTTACAAAAGCATCATCAGTATTAGGTTTAAGAACAGATGAATTAAAAGGTGTTTATTTAGCATTAGAACAAATGTTATCTAAAGGAAAAGTTACAACTGAAGAATTACGTAGACAATTAGGAGAAAGATTACCAGGTGCTATGGGAATAATGGCAAAAGCAGTTGGAGTATCAGTTAGTCAATTAGACAAAATGCTTAAAAAAGGAGAAGTTCTTTCATCAACTGCATTACCAAAATTTGCAAAAGAATTAGAAAAAGCTTACGGAATTGATTCTTTAGAATCTGTTGACAATTTAGCTACTGGTGTTGGAAAACTTTCTGGTGCTTGGGATAGATTTGTTTTAACAATAACAGAGGGAGATAGTGCTATTACAACAATAATAGGAGGCACAATGTCACTTATTACTTTAGGTATAAACTCACTTACAAATTTTCTTGAAACATTTGAACAAACAGCAAATAGAACATCTGGAGCATTATTTGGAGATATAGCAACTAAAACATTAAGTGATAGAATTGAAGCAAGATTAAAATTAGCAGGAGTTCTTGAAAAAACAGAACAACAATTATTAGACGAGGTAAAAGCATTAGAAATAATTCAAGCTGCTACTGAATCTGAAAGTGACGAAAGATTAAAGGCAACAGAAAACGTTTTAAAAAAAGAAAAAGAATTAAGTGATTTAAGAAAACAGAAAGCTGAAGAAGGACATTTGTATGCAATACAACAAATGGAAGACCAAACTAAAATTAAGGATGCTTTAGAAAAAGCAACTCAAGCTGCACTAGATGAATTAAATGCTGAAAAACTTAAAGATTCAAATCGTCAAGCTTCTGCATTAACTGGTCTTGGTACTGCAAATACTGGAATGGAAAAAGGTAGTTCAATTGAAATTGATAAAAAAACAAAAGCGTACGAAGAATTAAATGCACAATACACTCTACAGCTTGAAATATGGAAACAAACAAATGAATTGCTTATTTCAAGTAATGGTGGAAGTTTAGAACCAGATAGCGATGCTTCACAAAAGAAAATAAAATTAGCTAAAGAATTTATAGGAACAAATAAATTTCTTATTAATACATTAAAAGAAAGAGTAAGACTAAATAAAGAATTAGCTAAAGATGAAGAATTTGGTATTGTTAAAAGAATTGATATGTCTTTTGAAAATGCAGAAAATTTACAAAGAATTGCTGAATTAGAAAAAGAAGATAGAATAGAAGCAAATAAACTTTGGTTAAGAAATGAAGACATAAAATTAGAAGAAAATTTAACAAAGCATAAAGGTAATGCCGAAGCTTTAGCAAAACAAGAAGAAGAAAATAATAAACAACGTGAATATAATCAAATAGAATTTAAAGAAAAAGAAGCTTTAATTAACCAACAATATTCTGAACAATTACAAAAAAATCTTGAGCAAGGAGGTGTAGAATGGGAAAAGATTCAAACAGATAAATTTATAGTTAAAAAAGATTTACTAAATACTGAATTACAAGAAGAGATAAGAGTAATAAATCTTAAACTAGCAAATACAAGAAAAGGAAGTAATGAAGAAAGCAAATTACTACTTGAACTTGCAGATTTAAAAGTAAAAATTCAAAATGAATTAATACTATTAGAGGTAGATGAATTAGAACGTCAATTAAAATATGTTAAAAGTTTAGATGAAGAGAAAAAAATATTACAAGAAATACGTGACCTTAAAGCAGGAATAAAAACAAAACCATCAGAAGATTTTAATGTTACAAGTACTGGTAATGGAGAAGGGGGAGCTATTATTGACCCTGAAAAAGCAGGCGATGCAGTTGAACTTATTAATGGAGCTCAAAACACAGCAAACGAGCTTATATCTATAGCAGACCAAGTCTTTCAAAATAGGATTGATAATATTCAAAGAGAAATTGATGAGGAAACAGAAAAGTATGACAGATTATTAGAACTTGCTAAAAATGATGAAGAGGAAACAAAAATAATAGAAAGGAATAAAGCTTTAAGATTAAAAGAGTTAAATAGAAAAAAAGCAATAGAGCAAGAGAAACAAGCTAAATTAGATAAAGCTTTACGAATTAGTCAAGCAGTTTCAAGTACTGCAACAGCAATTATTATGGCTTTAGCTCAACCCGCACAACCGACATGGCTTTCAATAGCAAATGCAGGTTTAGTAGCTGCGGCAGGAGCAGCACAAATTGCAACCATAGTAGCAACACCGATACCACAATTTGCAGAAGGTGGTATAATGGAATATGATGGTAAAGCACAAATAAATGATGGCGGAAGACAAGAATACGTTGAAAGAAATGGTCAGCTTTTAACATCATCACAAACAAATGCGGTTGTAGATTTAAAGAAAGGAGATATTATTCACAAAGATTTTGAAACTTTACAAAAACAATCAATGCTTTTAAGTTTAACAAGCGGAGGAGAAAAGGTTTCAGAAAAAGATTTTAACTTAGCTTTTGGAATAAAAGAAGAAATAAAAGCAGGGTTTAATAAAGCAAAAGTAAATAGTAACGTTACTGTACTTAATGAAACAAATTCTTACAGAGATAAAATGTCAATGTGGGATTAACAAAATTTTAAATGAGCGAATTAAGAATAGAGAATAGTGATTATGTTTATTACGTTTTACAAAGAGGAAACGAAGTAACTTATATAATGGATAGAGAGCCAGAGGGATGGCAAGATGATGAATTAGAAATTGTTCGTGACAAAAAATATCATGGTATAATTACTGAATTTACTGGTGGTCTATCTTTTAGAGGAAGAGCTAAAGATTTTATTAATGATACTTATAGAATATTTGGTATCAATGCTGATTTATATTTATCAAGATTTAAATTAAGATCAGGAGAAAGTTATGTTGTTGGCGATACAATTGATACAATCAAGTTTAAGCAACAATATAGAGGTATAGCTGACTTTGCAACTAAAAAAGAAAAGAATGGTGCTGTAACGCTTAATTTCAATTCTAAAGAGTTAGAAGTGTTATTAGAATCTTATCAATCAGATGAATTTTCATTGTCAAGATTAAAAGATTTAAATAACAATCAATTATCAAATTATTATAGTAATAAAACAAGTATTAAAGGAAGAGATTTATCAGGTAAAGGATATGCAGAAAATGCATTTCAATCACAATCTGATTTTCAAGATTTTAATAACGTTGGAGATTTAATTAGTAATCAATTTACAATACCTACAATTTTTGGAGTTAAAGGATTTGGAAGGCACGTTGAAGTAACAGATATGTTATTTGACCAAAATTCATCACTTGGTTGGCAGTCTAATTTTTTTTATAACGATTCATTAACACAAGGAGAAGTTATTACTGAATCATCACTTAAAGTAAGTCTTGATATAAATGTTACTGTAAATTGGGGTTATGACATAAATACTGGAAATCCAGGATATAGAGCAAAACTTGTTATCTATAATTTTAATGAATCAACTGAAGAATATACAATTGCACGTGAAGATGTAATTCCTCCAGTAGGTGGAACTCCTATAACTGGTTATCTTGACCCAGGAGTTCCTTTTGTTTATAATGGGGATTTTACTTTTGCAACTGGAATTACAAATTATTGGGCAATGGCTGTTGTATTTTATTGTGAAGGATTTAGTGTTATTAATCCTCCAAATGCAGGAAAATTTACGCCTAGATATTCAGTTTCAAAGTATAAAATAGATGTTAAAGAAACATCAAGTTATAATTCTAATACACCTTATAGATTTGCTTTTGTTAATGAACTTGCAAGTAGATTAACAGAAATTATTACTGGTAAACAAAAGAAGTTTTATTCAAGAGTTTTTGGAAGAGCAAATGAAGATTTTCCTTCAACATCATCAGGAAACCCACCACAATATCAAGATTATCAATATCCAGTAAGCGGAGAATGGTCACAGATAGGTTTAATTAATGGCTTTAATCTTAGAGATTTTTCACAAACAAATCCACTTTATAAAAATATTACTTTTAGTTTAAAAAAACTTATTGATTCTTTAAGTTCTACATTTAATATTGGAGTTGGCGTTGAAGCTTCTAACGAAGGTCAAAGATTAAGATTTGAACCTTTAGACCATTATTACAGAAGAACAGTAGTTATTAAATTACCAAATCAAATTCAAGAAGTTTCAAGAGAAGTAGATGACAAAATGTTTAATTCATCTGGAAAATTTGGTAATGAAAAAGCAGGAGAATATGAATATCAATTAGGATTAGATGAGCCTAATATAATATCAGACTATGTATTTCCTATTAAAAAAACAACTAATAAATTTACTAAAGTAACAAGTATAAGAAGCGATGAAACTGGAATGGAATTGTCAAGAAGACAACCACAATTTTTAGATGAAACAGCAGATGCAAAAGGAGATAATGATATTTGGTTTTTAGATTTAAAGTATAATATAAAAGAAAATATATATAATCAATTAGAATGGGAAGATGCATTAGCATACGAACCAATTGGAATTGAAAGTCCAGATACATATCATAATTGGAGATTTACACCAAAACGTTCTATGTTTAGACATGGTTGGGTTTTACGTTCTGGAATGAATGAAGAAGTAAATTTAAATAAATTAGTTAGTTTAAGTTCTTCTACTGCTAATGTAAATTTACAAACTGAATACTTACCAAGTGTAGCTCCAAGAGAACAATCTGGAAACGTAAGAGAGGGAGAGCCTTTTGATGTTAGAAGATTTGATACACCAATATTAAAACCAGAGATTATTACTTTTACACATCCAGTAAATGATGAATTAATGAATTTAATTTTAGGAACAACAGAAGTTTTAATTGATGGAGAAGTTGAAGAAGTGCCAAATTGGTATTTTAAGTTTGAGTTTATAAATGAAAATGAAGAAGCAGAAACTGGGTATTTAATTTCATTAAAACCTAAAAGCGGAAACTTTAGTTTTTATAAAGCAAATGAAACCATTTAATATCAATAATATTTTAATAAATTTGTATAATATAAAATTATGTCACAAAAAGGGAATATAGTAATAACTTTCAATAGGTCAGCATTAAACGGAGAAACAATTTCTTTCTTTAGAAAACAAACATCAAGTTTAGCTACTGTTGAGTTATTAAGCACATTTGTAACTACATCAAGAACTCAAAATAATCAAATACCTATAAATAATCCTTTACCAACATTAGGAGAAGCTGAAGCAATTGCTTATGAAAAATATTTTAATGTAGATAACAATATTGGAAAATTAATGACTATTTCAAGAGTTTCAAATGTTGTTACAATTGAAATTGATTTAGCTTGGTCATTCGAAACTTTTACAACAACTACTGGAGCAACATCATCTATTGATGCACCAGTACCCGAAACCTTTACTCTTACACAAGCAAGTTTAGCAGTTCATCCAACAACACCTTGTGATTTAATAGATGTTGAAATAACTACAAGCGAACAAGCTACTGGTTATTCTTATGCACTTGGAAACGCTCCTATAATTGCAGTTACAACAAATCCATTTAAAGTACCAGTAACAAGAACAATACCCACAAAAATATACGTTCACAAAGGAGGAAGTCCAAGTCTAGATGTTGCTCAATTAAAATGGGGAGATGATTATATTTATATAAGAAAAATATTGCCTGCTGGTTTTAAAATAATAGTATTGCCTAATCCTTTACTTGGAGCAACTGTTACAACAAATATATTTTATATTAATCAATTATCTCAACAACCATTTACAGAATCATTAGTTTATAGTCTTGATAATGTTAATTTTCAAGCAAGTAATATCTTTACAGGACAAACAGATGGAGATTATACTATGTATGTTAAAGATAATTTAGGATGTACAGTTCAAAAAGATTATACAGTTTCATCAAGCTCAAGTAGTAGAGAGCCATTTGTTTTTATTTCAGATTTAAATTCAATTGGGTTTGCTGAAAGTCAAGTATGGAATGGAACACAAGATGGTATTAATAAAAACCCAGAAAATGTTTTAGCTAAAACAGATACACAAGATATATTATTTGATGAAAGATTAATATTTAGAGAAGAAGATAATGTTAGGATTCAGTTTAAATCAAATTTTGATAGTAATATAGTTAAAATGCAAAACTGTGAAGGAGTTGATATTTCAGAAACAATTACAGTTGAAAAGATGTCAAATAATATGAATTTATTTGAAGCATTAGATGCAGAAATGTATAGCTATGGACCAGGACTTACTGCAATATATTTTCTTACTGGTAATATTTATGATGAAACGGGTGTTGTAACTGGAACTTATGATTTAAATGGTAATCTTCCAGACTTTGCATATATTGGAAATACTGTTGATATACAAATTCAAACATCTGGAACTGGAGGTGTTCATACTATATCAGATATTCTTTATGATGAAACAATTGAAAAAAGAGTTATTATATTTGAATATGGAAATCTTAGTACAAATCCAATAACAGTTACAGCAAGGTCATATTATGATATTTTAAACTTTGAAGTTTATGAATTTAATGTAGATTTTAATAATATAATTATTCAAGGAGGATTAGAGCCAACTGTTAGACTTAAATTAACTAATACAGATAATCTTTATGATGCAAGAAATTATTATTCAAATTGGATTGAAATAATAAAGACTGAAGATAATTATGATTTAAATAAATATGTTTCAATTAATTATTCAAATAATAACAATAGAAGTGTATTTTACATTTATGGAATAAAACACTTTATACGTGCTGAAATTCTTTTCTCTAATTCAACCATAGATGATAGTGTTCAAGTTATAAGAGGAGATACTAATACTTATCTTTCAGAATCAATTGTTCATTCTGGTATGAACATATCTTTTGCGGAAGTAACATATAAAGTTATGATGAAAATATCATTAGCTTTGTCAAGTGAAAATTTATTTGTTAATGGTTTAGGTTATGTAAAGGAAAGTAATCTTGAAATTGAGCCAATTCTAAATACAAATCTTTATAGAATAAACGTTACATTATTAAGAAGTAGAGAGAATTTTAACTCATTTATAAATTCAAATATTGGAAATGATGAAAGCTATAGAACTTTATACATTCCAGGATTAACAAAAACCAATTTAGGTGGTTCAATAAAAATATAAAATTATGGCAAGAGTAGAAATACAAGTAGACCAAAACACAACTGCAATACAAACTTTAATAGATCAGGCAAAACAATTAAATGAATTACCAGTATTAACTGTTGGTGTAGGAATACAAGATGCTGATTTATTTCTTTTAAGAATAGCATCTACTGGACAAACAGTAAGTTGTACTGCGGAACAAGTAGCTGCTCTTACTAGCGGAGGAGGAGCAAGTAGCTTTTTAGATTTAACGGATACACCTACAAGTTATAATTTAAAAGCAGGGCAAAACGTTAAAGTTAATGCAAGTGAGAATGGTTTGGAATTTAGTCCAGACTATTTTGATTTTGCAGCAAGTGACGAAAGTAGTGATTTAGCAGTTCAAAGAGTTTTTGCCATGACTTGTAATAGAAGTTATAATTATATTTCTAGTGTTGCATTTAGCGTAACTGAAGCACCAACGGGAAGCGGAATTATAATTGATGTGAAAAAAAATAACGTAAGTATTATGTTTACATTAGCTACAATTGATGCAGGAGTACTTACTACTTATGCTTCTGCGACTCAACCATCAGTTGTTCAAAACGGGTCTTTTAGCATTGGAGATATAGTTTCTGTTCACGTAACTCAAATAGGTTCTACTAATCCAGGTTCTGGGTTAAAAGGAACAATTACTTATAATATACCTTTTGCACAATAATGAATTTTGTAAATTCACATAGATACGAACAAGCTTTTGCATTTACTATTGATACTACTTTAGTAAATGCCCAAACAACTAATTCAAGCAGTTATAAAATACCATTAGAATCTGGAAATTTTAGTTGGTTTGTTAATTGGGGAGATGGTCAAAGTGATTTAATAACAAGTCCTACTCAATCCGAAGCAACTCACGTTTATTCATCGGGTGGTACTTACAACATAACTGTTACGGGGAACGTAAAAGGATTACGTAATAATGCTACTGGTACTGATGCTATTAAAATAACAAACATTTCTAATTGGGGTGGTTTTAATGTTTCAAAAGGAAGTACTTTTTCGGGTTGTACTAACTTAACAATAACTGCAACTGACGTTCCAAGATTTACACTTAATACTGGTTTTTCGGGTATGTTTTATAACTGTTCATCTTTAACATCAATACCAAATATTCAAAATTGGGATTTGAGTAGTCAAACAAATTTAAATGATTCTTTTTTTAATTGTTCAAGCTTAACATCTTTAAATATTTCAAGTTGGGATGTATCATCAGTTACGACAATGACAAATACTTTTAGAGGATGTAGTCAATTAACAACTTTAAATGTAGCAAATTGGAACGTTTCAAGTGTTACTGCTATGCAATTTTTATTTTTTAATTGTTCAAGTTTAACATCTTTAGATATTTCAAATTGGAACGTATCATCGGTTACAAGTTTAAATAGTGTTTTTAGAGCTTGTAATCAATTAACAAGTTTAGATGTTTCATCTTGGAATACATCAAGTTTATTAGATGCTTCTTATATATTTTATCAATGTCAAGGTTTGTCAACTTTAACTACAACTAATTGGGATATGAGTAGTGTGACAAATACAACAGGTATGTTTTATCAATGTCAAAACTTAACAACAGTAGGTTCGACAACAAATTGGGACGTTAGTAGTGTTACTAATATGCAACAAATGTTTTATGAATGTAGAGATATAACAACTTTAGATGTTTCAAATTGGAACGTATCAAGTGTTCAAAAATTTCTTTTAACTTTTTATAGGTGTGAAGATTTAACATCTTTAGACGTTTCTAGTTGGAACGTATCTTCTGTAGAAAATTTTCAAGCTATGTTTTTACAATGTACAAACTTAACTGCTTTAGATGTTTCAAATTGGAATACATCAAGTGCTGAAAATATGACAAGTTTATTTGCAAGTTGCACAAGCTTATCATCTTTAAACGTTACAAGTTGGGATACATCTTTAGTAGAAACCTTTCAAAATACATTTGAATATTTATCAACTACAACTTTTGATTGTTCTGGTTGGGATGTATCAAGCGGAACAAACTTTCAAGGAATGTTAAGAGATTGTGATTTGTTTGATTATAGTTTAGCTTCTTGGGATGTAACTAGTGCAACAAATTTTAATTTTTTTATGAGTAGTGCTAATGGTTTATCAATAGCAAATTACAATGCTACTTTAATATCTTGGGAATCTCAATCATTACAAAGTAATGTTACCGCAGCTTTTGGGAATTCACAATATTCAGCTTTTGGTTCTGCTGCAACTGCTAGAGCATCAATTATAAGCACTTATAATTGGACAATAACAGATGGTGGTGGGGTTGCTTAATAAATAATATATATATATATGAATAATGAAATAGTTTTTCCAAGTCAAATAACTTACTTTATATTATGGAATACAGATAGTACAATATTAATGAGTTACGGTTCTGTTTATCCAAACCAAACAATGCAAACGGGACAACCAGTAATGAATACTTATTTAGATAAGGATGTGTGGATAGAGATTTTAATAGAAAATGGAATAGTTCCAGATGAGATAGAATAAAATAAATAAAAATAGTAACTTTGTAATTATGGGAAATCAAGTAATAGCAGTAAGTGATTTATTAGACAGAAAAGTAGGAAACACATCAAGACCAGTATTATTTGAGTTCTTCAATGAAGATGGAACACAAAGAGATATGACTGGAGCATTAGCTTTTGTTCAATTTAGAGAAGGAAGTGCTAAAGGTTATATTCAAGGAGACTTTTCAATAGGTAATGGACTTGACTGGGTAGATATAGCTACTGGTCAATTACGTTTAAACCAAATACTTGAATTAGATTGGTGTGCAGGAACTTATTATTATGATGTTAGAATAAAATTAAGCGATGGTGTTCTTCAAACTCATGTTAGAGGAACTATGAATGTTATAGGTATTATAACAAAAACTCAATAATAATGGAAACTATTAATATCATAGTTACTGATACACCAGAGGTAATAAAAATTACGGTAACTGATTATCAAGAAATAATAACTACCTTTATTAAAGATCAGGTTGGAACTGACTTTGTTACTGAAGCACCAATTGATGGTAGTACTTATGGTAGAAGAAATAAATCTTGGACTAACATTGATGTAGTTCCTCAAGTAAATTCTGATTGGGATTCTACAAGTGGTGTTTCAGAAATATTAAATAAGCCAAATACAATAACCGCACAACAATCAGCGGATATTACTACTAACAATGCTAAAGTAGGTATTACACCAACTCAATCAA